CCCTATGACTGTGCGGGCAGAAATTTTGAGACGGCCCCCACGGGGGAAGCGGGTAATTTTATCGTTTAATATACCCATTCAGATTTTTCTACCAAAAATTTAGGAAGCCCCCTACTGAACCCCGTATGGGCTGGGTAGCCTGACGCAGGAGGTAGGTTAGCCGAAGAACACACCCTTCATCATTCAGCCATCATTGAGACGGGGAGAGTCTCTTAGCGACAACAGCATGAACAACTACGGGTGCTTAATGACGCAAATGTGCATCGGCTTATGGAAAACGTCAGCCTTCCAGCTTAAAGCACCGGAGTCCAATAGGAGGACGACCTAAATACAACAACAACACAGCACACATCACACTTTTCCTTTACCCAGTTTAAACACAAACGAAAGTAACTTAGGGTTGTCCCTGAACACCCCAAATAAACCTGCTTCCAGCCCTAGAACCTGTTTTTCTTCCAGCTTTAGGCCGTTCAGGTCACTAACAATATGCAATAGCTCATGTAGGAGTGTCATCTGAGCCAACTGAGGGTCTGTCTCCAGAAAAGTCTTATCAATAACAATAGCCAACTTAGGGTAAGTTACAGCATATCCTGCACAATCCCCGAGTTTCTGATTAGGTATTAGCTTCCGAATCTCTTCATCACTACCAACCCAATAAATAGGAACATCACAACCATTAACTCTAATGTTTTTAACTAGGTTGGAAGGGGTTTTCATAGATCACCACTGATTAAATATCCTTCTTATACGTTATACTCAATCATAGTCAATACTACTCAATAATACATTAAGTCCTACCTATAGCTTTTGTTATTTTTAGTGATTTATTAGTCATTTATTAATGATTTATTAACCCTAGAATTAGGTATCTTAGTTATAACCTATATTCTGTGTTCTATTAGGAATAAATTTTAGTCCTAAATTTACTAAATATAATTTTATTTGGATACCCCCCTTTATCCCCCCTACTACCATGATAATCATCACAATCATCAAAAAAATCATCACTACCTTCCTCATCCCAATAACTAATGAGGTCGGTATCTTCTTTCGTTAACACCCACCAATTAAAAACTACCACAGAAACCCCATAAAAAGGGCCTAAATCACCTAAATAGACCCTTCCTGAGAGGGAAGAGACTAGCTTTAGCTGGATTGTCGTACCCCCGGAGGGGTGGGAGGCATCCATTTTTAGCCTTTAGTGCTATTGATTCGGGTAGCAATCACCACCACACCAATAGCCGTGGCGATCTGACAAGCAGTATCCACAAGGGCCATGATTAATCCTAGTTCATTCACAACGGTTGTATTTATTTCTTCCACTACTCTTGTTTACTCATAATGTTACTGTTCCTCCTTATCAGACGATTTAAAGGGGTGTTTGGCTTCATATCCCTTCTTTGGAGCTAGAGTGGCCCTTAGAGGGATTAGGGGTGTCTAGGGTGTGATTCCCTTACTTAGATATTCTAAGCCCTTAGAGAGGACGCTAGGGGGCTTAAATGTCCATCCATGTAGCCTGAGCAGGTCTAGCTCCCGTGGTTATCTCCATGAAGTGTTCTAGCTCGGCGTTGATGAGGGCTTCCCGGTGGGACTCTGCGGCTCCTTCTACGTCTCTGGCGAGGGATTCTGTCCAGTAGTTGACCACTATGCTTAGGGCATCCAGCCGGTCATCGTGGAGGAGGCTTCCCCTGTCCCTTGTTAGGCGGCTCATCTGGTAGAATAGGGAATATTTTTCCGCCCTCTCCCCTCCTACTTGGGCAGCATAGCCTATGGAGGTATCGTAGTCCTTTTGGATGACCTTGGGATCAACTATAAGCCGATGCTGGTTTAACACAGGCTCCAGAGTATCAATGATTCTCAGTTCCTTCTGCTTGCTATGCCTGACCTCTTCAATGGTGGTGGGATGGATTTTCCCCAACACCGGCTTAAAGAGAGAACTGAACATTCCATCCCCAAAGTTACTCTCGATAACGATAAAGTTAACGCCATAGGTCTTTGCGGTATGGGCTAAAGCCTGTAGGGTTTCTGTGGAATAACCCCCTCGGAAACCCCCTGCATCCACTAGGAACAACTGCCCGTGGAGACACTTCACCACTGCGTAGGCGGTTTCATCCTTACCCCGGCCAGACGGATCAATACTCATGGCTACCCCTTGGAACTCGGCAAAGTCATCCGAGGTACTCATGGGCCTGTAGAAGCCGTCCCCATCCATGCCTACATTGTGGAGGTCTCTGTGCTTTAGCTCGGGACTACTGGCCCAAACAACATGACATGGGCCTCTCTTGGGGTCTATGGAAGTGACCACCATATCAGAGAGCTTGAGTGGGTATCGGTCAGTATCGGCCAGCTTGGTATCCAGCATGAACTGGAGGGCAAACCCACTCTTACCATAGCTTGCCTCCCGCTCCATGAGGTCTGTATCGCTAAAGCGGAGGGGGTCTGTGGAGGTTCCCGGTTCTCCCTCGGCTTTATCGATAAAGGGAGCCAAACGGTTCCCATAGGTTATCTTCTGGTCATCCTCAAGGTGTCTTGCGGGCCAAATACGGCAATCATAGCCCCGGTTCAAAATACGATCATAAAGACTCTGCTCAGTCTGTGGCGTACCTAGATAGATGATTCTCCCATCCGGTTTCAGGATCGCATCAAACTCCTTCACGGTCTCAGCGAGCTTAGTTCTCATCCCCTCGGTCATGGAGTTATTCGCACTCTCCACATCATCAGCAATGATATAGTCAGCACGGGAACCGGTAAGCATTCCTGTGATACCTACGGACTTCACACTGGGACTGTGGGCAGCTTGTGCCGGGCCTACATCAAAGGCAATCTTGGATGACCGTTGGTCATCGCTAGGGTGGAGGTGGCGTAGGATAGGGATTTCCGCTATGAGCCTGAGTGTAAAGGTACTGAAGTCATCCGCCCGGGCTTTGCTGGCAGAAACCACTAGAAACTTTAGCTCAGGATTAAGGAGGAGCTGATGACAAACAAAAGCACTGGTAATGTAGGACTTACCTACTCCCCGGAAGGCTTGGATGATAGAGCGTTTAGGCCCACTTTGGACATACTCCGCCATATCGTATTGAACTGGAGTTGGCTCTGGCAGATTAAGGTGCTGCCAACAGAGAAACAGGAAGTTCCTGAAGTCCTTTAACCGGGGATCAATCTCCACTTAGTAAGCCCTCTTGTCCGCCCTGTTTTGACTTCTTGAGCGGATGCGAAGGTTCTTGTACCCATTGCCGCCCCCAGCTTTAAGAGACCGTCTGTGGTCTATATCTTTTCCCTTTAACTTGGCCTTCCCGTGTTTCCTTATCATAAGGCGTCTCGCAGCATTCCGCATCACCCTCTTTCGGACTTCTACGGGCCGCTTCTGATTCGCCCGGTCATATGCAGAATAGACCCTCATTAGTTATTAGTGCTGCGTTTGTTTTTAGTGGGATGAGTAGGGAACTTAGCTACTTCTTTATCTCCATCTTCAAAAGGAAGAACAATGCCACTAAGGCGATTCAAAGGAGACTCATCAGTAACCACGGCATCAACAGAGTTATCTTTGAGGAACTGACGGGCCGCACTAAGGAGTGATGGCTCTGCCTCTCCTGATTGAATGCGGCTAATGAACTCCTCTGTTAGGAGGGTGTGGAGGCTTTCTAGCTTATCTCGCTGGTCGGATTTATCCATCGTTCTTCATTTCCTTTAGGAGTTTCCAAGTACGGGCAACTGTCCAAACTAAGGTGGCTACCAGCAGGAGGATTTTGAGGATCACCTCCAAGTCAGTCAAGGAGACAACCCCGAGTGTACCGAAGTTGACCCCTAGCATTTTTAACCAATCTGCGATTTCTTCCATTACTGTGTGAACCTATTTTTCCCCTCTTATTTTTCTTAAAACCTTTTTCAGCTCCTCGGCCCACTTATTTATGGATTCAGAGGTCTTTTTCTGCTGTGCGCTGCCGTCTGGCTGTTCCTTTTTTTGAGCTTCCAGTGCTGCTTTCCGATCTCGGTAAGCCTTAGCTCGTCGCTCCATAGTTGCTTTAGTCTCGGCGGCGAGGCCCGTTCCTCGGCGGCTGTACTTCTTTTTAGAGATCGCAGCAATCCGGTCACGCTCTTTAATATCTTCAGCAGTGGCCTTACCGGGTAAGGTTCTCCAATCTTTTTTAGGGACAGACGATGGGAAATTACGGTGCGCTGTACGGGCTGTTTCGTGCCGTTTGCCCTGTTTAGCTTGCTTCCTTTTCTCTGCCGCAGTTCTTTTTTCAGTTG